GACGATGGGAAAAGTTTCCGGGGGACTGTGACCCAGTGCCTCTGGCGCAAGCGACACGCGAGGATGCTGGGCAGATGCGGCTAGGAGGTGTGGCGTGAACCCTCTCCTAACCTGGATCGAAGTGGCGACAATCCTTCGCATCAACGCAGCTGCGAACGACGGAGAAGAACGTCAACGGAAACGCACGGTCATGCGCATCATGCGTGAGGCCGGAGCGGTGGATCTTGGACGTAGCGAGTGGCGTGTTTCACAGGAGAATCTTGAGCGATGGCTGCAAAGAAGATCGACGGGCTCTACAAACGTGGGCGCATCTATTGGGCGTCGCGCGACCCGGTGACCGGACAGCGCAACGTCTCGAC